ATGAAGCCTTCCTCGAACGATTCGCCCTCACCTTTGAACAAGAATATCCCTCCGAAACAGTAGAACAAAAGATTCTAACTGCTCTTGATATTCAGTTGAATGGTAAAACAAATGAAACCTTCATTGGAAATCTTACTAAGTGGGCAGACATCATTCGTAAGACATTTGCTGAAGGTGGTGTAGATGAAGTTATTTCAACTCGCCGTCTAACACATATTGTTCGTGCTTTCTCTATCTTTAAAAATGAAACTAAAGCAATTCAAGTTTGCTTAAATCGTTTTGATGAAGAAACAAAACAATCATTCTTAGACTTATACGATAAGATCGTAATGCCTGAAGAGGTTGCTGAAGAAAAAACAACTGCTAAAACAGATGTTGTTGACATCGAGACCTTTTCATAGTAAAATATAATTATCCTAAAATTATTATTGAATGAAGTATAATGAGGATAAACTTCTAAATGAAGTTCAAGATTATATAAGTTCGACTTACAGTGGTCACTACAGCTCAGGTGGGGTTCAGACTTTGGATCTCATTGATGCTGTTGGTGATGCCGAAGCGTTCTGTAGATCGAATATATTGAAATACGCTTCACGTTATGATAGAAAAGGTTCAGCACGTAAGGACATTATTAAAGTATGTCATTATGCTGTTTTACTTCTTCACTTCAATGACAAAACTGCCCGAGCGCAGGCCCTTAATGATGGAACTACATCATTCTCTGTTGATTATGACAAATGAATTTATCTTCTGAAACTTTTAACGTTCTCAAAAATTTCTCAAACATTAGTCCTTCCTTAGTTGTAAAAACTGGAAATACTCTTAGGACAATTTCTCCTATGAAAAACATTTATGCTAAGTATAATGGTGGAGAAACTTTTGATCGTGATTTTGCCCTCTATGATTTAAATGAGTTTTTATCAGGTGTGTCTTTATTCAAAGACCCAGACTTCCTTTTTGATGAATCTTATGTTAAAATTAAGAGTGGTAGATCTAGTGTCAAATATTTTTATTCTGATGCTAGTGTAATTACTGCTCCTCCAGAAAAGGATATTGCTCTTCCTAGTGAAGATGTAACTTTCCAACTATCTGATGTTGATCTCAACTCATTGCTCAAAGCTTCAAGTGTATATCAACTTGCTGATCTATCTTTGATTAGTCAAGATGGAGAAATGCTTTTTGTTGCAAGAGACAAACAAAATGATAGTTCAAATACTTTCGCTGTTTCTGTAGGAACAACAACTGCAAACTTCTGTTTCAATTTCAAAGTTGAAAACTTGAAGATCTTGCCAGGCGTATATGATGTAACTGTATCCCATCCAAATCTATCTGTGTTCAAACACAAGAGTTTAGATTTAGTGTATTGGATCGCCCTTGAACCTGATTCAACTTATGAAGCGTGAGAACTTTCTCTGGGTCGAAAAGTATCGACCACACAAAATTGAAGATTGTATTTTACCAGACAGCATAAAGAATACTTTTCAAGAATTTGTTGACAAAGGAGAGATTCCAAATCTTTTACTTTCTGGGCCTGCTGGTACAGGAAAAACAACGATTGCAAAGGCTTTGTGTCATGAGTTGGGTGTTGATTATTATGTAATTAATGGTTCAGACGAAGGAAGATTCCTAGATACTGTACGGAACCAAGCAAAAAACTTTGCTTCTACTGTATCGTTACAGGGTAACGGTAAACCAAAAGTCATCATTATTGATGAAGCAGACAATACTACCAACGATGTCCAACTCCTTTTACGAGCGAATATTGAAACGTTTCACGCCAACTGTAGGTTCATCTTTACCTGCAACTTCAAAAACAAAATCATCGAACCACTCCATTCCAGATGTGCCGTTTTTGACTTTACTTTCAAAGGAAGAGAAAGAGCTTCTCTTGCATCGTCTTTCTTCAAAAAGGTTTCTAAGATCCTTAGCGGAGAAGGGATCGAGTGCGATCAAAAAGTACTCGCAGAAGTTATACAAAAGTATTTCCCAGACTTTCGGAGAACGCTAAACGAATTGCAGAGATATTCTGCATGTGGAAAAATAGATACTGGCATCCTATCAATGATGTCAGAAGTAAATCTTACAGGACTAATATCAGCATTGAAAACAAAAAACTTTGCTGATGTAAGAAAGTGGACAGTTGACAATCTTGACAATGATGTTAATATTGTTATTCGTAGAGTCTACGATACCTTATATAATGCTCTAGAACCAATGTCGATTCCACAGGCTATATTGATTCTTGCTAAATATCAGTATCAGGCTGCATTTGCTGTTGATCAAGAGATCAATACACTTGCTTGCTTTACTGAAATTATGTGTGATTGCAAATTTAAATGATTTTAACTTCAGAAGATACACTATACGCTTATGACAAAATTCATCAAGCGTATGATGGTGTAGAACGTATTGATGATTATTTTCGTATGAAAAAGATGGAGCGGATCAATAAGATTCCGACTCCTCTTTTTGGTATGAGATGGGAAGATGATCTTTTTCAAAGTTATGATATGAGTCCTCAAGATATGGACTTTAAGATTGTAACTCCTGATCATTCTACGTTCAATACTCTTCTAGAAATGACAGCATCTTTTACATATGAAGATGCGCCTGGCAAAGAAGTAAAAATCATTGTTCAAGAAACAACCACTAATAAGGTTGTAGGATTTATTAAACTTGGATCGCCCATAATTAACTCAAGACCTAGAAACGAGTACCTTGGAGGGGTGCCTGACCTCACCATATTCAACAAAAGGGCTATAATGGGTTTCATTATTGTACCTGTACAACCATTTGGATATAATTATCTGGGTGGTAAATTGTTGTCTTTAGTCTGTGCTTCTCATGAAGTCAGAGAAATGTTGAATAAGAAATACAATACAGAAATGTGTTTATTTGAAACTACATCATTGTATGGTAATATAAAGGGTACTAGTCAATATGATGGACTAAAACCATATGTCAAATATCTTGGCGATACTGATTCAAAGTTTCTTCTTACTCTACCTGATAACATATATCACGATTTACATAAGTGGTTTATAGAGAAGAATGATGGAGAACAGTTAATTCATAAAGGTGCTTCTAGTCGTAAACTAAAAGTACAAACAAAGATGATTTCGATTATCAAGAACTCACTAAAAGAAAATCATCCAGATAAATTTGAGGAGTTCAAACAGTTTATCAAAAGCCGTGAAGATGTAACTACGAAGAAAAGATTTTATATGTCTGATTATGGATATAGTAATGTCAGAGAAGTATTGCTTGGTAAGACAGATAAGTTAATTAAGAATGAAATTAATTTTGATAAGTTTTATCTTAAGAATCTAGTTCAGTGGTGGAAGAAAAAGGCTACTAAAAGATTTGATAAATTAAAGAAAGAGAATAAACTTAGAACTGAACTTGAAGTTTGGAACGAACAAACTCTTAATACTATTGACATTATACGATGAATTTAACTCGCTTTATTGACGATGAATTAGTTTTACGAAAAACTATTCGTATCTTAATCTATCCAAATATTACTTTTTTAAAAGATTTAAGAAAGGATAGTTATATTCAAGTTGTTACAAATATGATAACTGAGCTAAACAAGATTAGATCTGATCTATTCTTTTATATGATTTTACCTCAGTATATGGATTGTTTAGATTTTCCAAATGTCAAACAACTATACATGAAGTTTCCATCTTATCCGCCAACGATGAGATCACACTTTGATGTATTTGCATTTAAAAAACTGGTTGGTCATGACTATGATTTTGATTTAGTATTCTCTCATCTTCCAGAACATACAACTGATATCAAAAATGTAGTTAGTAATATTACACATCATAGTCCAGCTTATTTTGGATATTGTCATTGGTTTGATTTACATGATATTGTTACATGGTCTCATTCAACTTTTAACAAAAACATTTTGGGTATTCTAGAAATGAATCTTTGTTATGTAAATACTCAAGCACAAAAAAGAATGGTGATAGAACAAGCTGCTGAAGTATTCAATCCAGTTGTTGTATCAGATCTAGAAGATATTATTCAAGTACAACATCTTGGCGTTAAGAAAAGAGATATTGATAAAACTGTAGTTCCTTATGAAAAAACAATTGTATTTAATCATAGACCAGAAACATATAAAGACTATAAGAATTTTATAGAGATAGTAAAAGAGTTACGGAAAACCAGAAAAGATTTTAAAGTATGGGTTCCTTTGCTAGATCAAAAACCAAAAGAGAAGTGGATAATTACAGATAAATTTAATAAAAAAGGTTATTATGAAAAACTTCGTCAATGCTGTGTAGGGTTTTCACCCAAACAAAAGTACGGTGGATGGAGTGTTTCTACTACAGATGGTTTGATGAATGGTTGTCCTTTTATCATGTATGATGCTGACTACTATCACGAACTAAATCCAACAGCAGACTTCTTTACTTCTAATAAAGAAGCTATAGCCCTTTTGGATAAATATCTAGACGATCCAAGTTATCGTGCGAAAAAATCAGTAGAGTCTTTAGAACATGTTGAACGCCATCTTTTATATGAAGATGAGATTGACTTTATGAGTGACTATATTAATCAATTGGTTGATACATTACATCAAACAAAGTCAGAAGTAACAGACAAATTAATTCATTTGATTAAAGAAAATACATCAATGACCAAGAAAGAATTGTTTGGAGAACATCTTGGTTGGGGTAGAGGAATTAAATTTGGTGCATACAGAAGAGCTCTATTGAATCATCCAAACATTTATGATACTATGAATCCAGAACCAGAATACTGTTGGAAACACCATGAGATGTGAAGTTAAACTATATGTAGCAGGACAAGTATTTTCAGAAGAAGTCATTGCTACAAACTACGATGAAGCAAGAAAAGTGGCTCTTGCTCGTAATCCACATGCCACTGTGATAAGTGTTAACGCTATTTTTAAACAATGAAGTATGAATTGAAGGATTGGTTAAACTCAATTAACCATACAAAGAAAAACATTATTGATGAAGATCCAGATGCTCAATATCCTCCTTTCATTGTCAATAGATGTATGTCTGCACACATTGACACAATCCTTCTAGCAAACGAATTAAACATAAATTCTCATTTAGATCCTAAGTTACAATATGACTTTTTTATACATATAGTGAGGCAGAAAAAAAGGTTTGCTCCTTGGTTAAAAAAGGAAAAAATCAACTCCCTTGAATTGGTCAAAGAATATTATGGTTATAGTGATGAGAAAGCAAGAGTGGCTCTCAAAATTCTCACCGATGATCAAATTGAATATATTAAAAAAAGAATGGATCGTGGAGGAAAGCGATGAGCGTGGAACTTGAAGTGAATTGGTCGCCAGACCAAATGATTGAAGTCACATTAAATGAACCAGATGATTTTCTTAAGGTAAGAGAAACATTAACTCGTATTGGTGTAGCCTCAAGAAAAGAAAAGAAATTATATCAATCTTGCCATATTCTACATAAGCAAGGTAGATACTATATCGTACACTTTAAAGAGTTGTTTGCTTTAGATGGTAAGAAAGCAAATTTATTTGAGAATGATGTACAAAGAAGAAATAGAGTAACACAATTGTTACAGGATTGGGGTTTAGTAAAAATAGTAGAATCCAGTAAGGTCAATGACTCTGCTCCTCTAAGTCAGATAAAAGTATTATCTTACAAAGATAAAGGAGACTGGACTTTAGAAAGTAAATATAATATTGGTAAGAAGAAAACAACAGTTTCCTAAATAGGGCTGCATAGTATAAAAATCATGGCTGAAGAAGTTAAAAAGGAAGAACCTAAAAAGAAAGGTCCTCTTGGAAAACTAAAAGAGGCAGTAGACGATAAAGAAGAACAGCTAGTAATACTTAGTACATTTGTTCGTCTTGGTGTAATGATATGGGCTGGTGCTATCTTGACTTTGAACTATGTTGAGATTCCAGGCTATAAACAGGAACAAAAAATTGACCCAACTTTCATAGCATCTGTCTTTACTGGCGTGCTAGCAACTTTCGGCGTTCAAGCTGGTGGTAATAAAAAGAAAGGTGGTGGAGATGCAAACATATCTAAAAAAGATATGGAGTATCTTATCGCTAAAGCATCTGAAACTGCTCCTGCTCAAACAATTAGAATTGAGTCAGCACCAGTTCAGTTAATTCCTAATTCACCAAAACCTAAAAGTTAATAAATGATTCTTGAAAATTATCAAGATCTTTATATTTCTCATATATCTTTCCTACATCTGGTTCAGTTGATCTAGACTTCCATAGTTGGCGAAGAATAATTTTCATATCCTCGATTGGCACTTGCACTACGCTTTTGTCATCGGGGATTTTTGATTTCCAGATTGTCATCGTCTTAGGAGTTTTTGAATGGGAACTTGTTTAATTTTGTCAATAACATCAGTTTCTACTTTATCAGCAATCTTTTCTAAAATATCTATATCAATACCCATGAATGGTGGAATAACTCCTAGTAGTCTTAGAGTTCCATCTAAAAATAGTGCAAGACAGGTAAACCCTAATATCATACTAATGACAGTTGCATCTCTGTTATGCTTTCTCATAGACTCTTCATCGATTCTTCTTGCTTCTGCAACTGCAGCTTCGATCATTTGGTCTACTTCTTCTTTAGTATAACATAGAGATTTAATTTTCTCTTCAGTCATGTATTCCTTATTGTTAAATGTATTATGACATATACCTTAGCTTATGTCAATTAGGCTATATATTGATAACTTTATATGTGCCAGATGTTTTTACAGTAATCCCTGATAGAACGATCAGATGAGAAAAACCCTGATCTTGCAATATTTAATAGAGAAGTACGATTCCAATTCTCTCTATGTTTCCATTTTTGACTGATCATATCTTGTGTTTCAATGTAATCTTCAAAGTCTGCCATTACAAAAAATGGATCATGATATTTTAAATTATCAATCAATGGTTTAAACATATCTTTGAAACCACCACTGAAAAATCCACCTTCGATTAGACTGATTGCTTCACCAAGTTCAGTTCCAATATAATGTTGTGGATCATAATTGTCTCTAAGCATCTGTATTTCTTTCTCAGTCTTTCCAAAAAGAAAGAAGTTTTCTCCGCCAACTAAATTTCTTATCTCTACATTCGCACCATCAAGTGTACCAATTGTTAAAGCACCATTCATCTGGAACTTCATGTTACCTGTACCTGATGCTTCTTTACCAGCAGTAGAGATCTGTTCTGATAGATCAGCAGCAGGGTATACTTTCTCTCCTAACTTGACACTATAGTTTGGTAGGAATATAACCTTTAACAAATCTTTGGTATCTGGATCATTGTTAATAGTAGATGCAATACTGTTAATAAAGTATATAATTAATTTTGCCATGTAGTAGCCAGGCGCTGCTTTACCACCAAAGACAATTGTTCGAGGAACTATATTCTCTGTTTTCCCATTTTTGATACGAAGATATTGTACAATAACTTCAAGAGCTTTTAAGTGTTGTCTCTTATATTCATGAATCCTTTTGACATGAATATCAAACATACTCTTTGGATCTACTGTAATACCAAGTTGATCAAAGATATAGACTGATAAATCATGTTTACCTTCAAGTTTAGTTTCTTCAATCTTTTCAAGTACATCTAGATTCCATTCATTTTCTTCAAGTTTTTTCAGAGATTCCATATTGGTAATCCAGTTTTCACCCACATATTCATCTAATACTTTTGCAAGTGGTACATTTGATGACGCTAACCATCTACGAGGAGTTACACCATTTGTGACATTTGTAAACTTCTCGGGCCATAGATCATAGAACTCTGGCATCAATTCTCTTTTAATTAACTGAGAATGTAATTCTGCAACACCATTTACATGATGAGATCCAATTGTTGCAAGGTTTGCCATACGAATTGACTTGTTACCATTCTCATCTATGATTGACATTTTCTCCATCATAGATTCATCGCCAGGATATTTAAGTCTTACAACTTGCATAAATCTAGCGTTAATTTCATATATGATTTCAAGATGTCTTGGTAAAAGATCTGCAAACAAACGAAGATCCCACTTCTCTAATGCTTCTGGTAGAAGTGTATGGTTTGTATATGCAATAGATTTGTGTGTAACTTCCCATGCAGTATCCCAATCAATGTGATGATCATCTACAAACAGTCTCATTAATTCTGCAACTGCAATAGCAGGGTGGGTATCATTTAATTGAACAGCATAGTAATCAGAAAAACTTGTTAAGGGTATCTCACGTTTCTTTAGACTTCTAATCATATCTTGAAGAGATGCACTCACAAAGAAGAACTGTTGTTTCAATCTAAGTTGTCTTCCTTGATCTGTACCATCATTCGGATATAGAACTTTAGAGATAGTTTCTGAGGTTACACTCTGTTCTACTGATCCAAGATAGTCACCAATATTAAATGCATAGAAATCAAATATCTCAGTAGCATCTGCTCTCCATAGTCTGATTCGATTACAATTGTCTGCTTTATATCCTATTTGTAATACATCATATGGAACTGCAACCACTTGTTCTTCTGGAATCCATCTAACTCTATAGTTGTCTCTATCAGAACGATAGTGTTCTACTTTACCACCAAATCCAACTAAACAAGATTCATCAGGATATGCTAGTTCCCAAGGCCAGTCTCCATGTAACCAGTTATCAGTTACTTCAATCTGTTGACCTTCTTTAATCTTCTGTTTAAATAATCCAAACTTATATCTAATTCCATATCCTGTAGCAGGAACTTCAAGAGTTGCCAAGGATTCCATGTAACATGCTGCAAGACGACCTAGACCTCCATTACCAAGTCCAGGCTCTTCTGCATGCTCTAGTATATCTTCTAATTGATATCCAAAATTCTTTACTGCTTCTTTTGCCTCTTCCTGTATTCCAAGATTGAATAGATTGTTATTCAGTTGAGGCCCTACTAAAAATTCTGCTGACAGATATGCCACCTCTTTTTTTGGATCAGGGTTACTTAAATAGTAACTCATCATCTGATCTCTGACGGCATAACTTAATGCCATATAGAGATCTTTAGAGGTGGCAGTATCTACTTTCTTTCCTAGTGTATAGAAAAGACGTTCTTTAATACCATTATAAAGGTTGTTTTTCACATTATTTTTGTTGCTAATTTACTTAGGCAACAAAAATGAAATATGTTCAAATCATAAAAAGTCTTTTCGAGCATGATGCTCAGGAATGACTTTAGAGATATTAACAGTTAATAATCCATCTTGGAATTTAACTTCTTTTACTTCTACATCATCAGACATTCTCCAAGATCTACTGAAAGATCTTTGTGCTAAACCTTGATGATAGAATTTATTTTCTTCTTCTTTTGATTCAACCTTTCCTTCTACAATTAATTTACCGTGTTCAGTATAAACTTTAACTTCTTTCTTTTTGAATCCTGCTAGTGCAATTTCTAGTCTAGATTCAATGTTGTTTACATGAACAATATTGTAGGGTGGATAATTAGTTGTTGTTGTGTTATAAAACTGATCGAAATAGTTATCCATTCCGAAACTATTCTTTAGAATAGTATCCATCAATTCTGGCAAGTCGGCAGAATGATATTTTGTTAGTTTTCCCATAATAGTTCTCCTTAAATAAGCGAGGGTTGATTTGTGATCCCCGAAGGCAATCACCATTATTTATACCACATATGTCACATTTTGGTATAGGGTAATACACCTTTTTTGGTACGGATAACACCTAAAAAATTGTAAGTATAAATACAGCAGGAGTCTCTATCGAAAGATAAAGTAATGAAAAAATTCATACCTATCGTAATGCTTTTGATTTCGGCACCCGCTAATGCTGATATCACACACAAGCTATCTAGCAGTGTGCAATTGACCGTTGATGCAGCTGCTACAAACGTACAGCGCATGGGAAATACATATAGTGTGTCTGGTAATAATGTTACCACACAATACACTCCTGATGGTGGATCAGCAACCAACTCAATTGGTGCAATGACTATCACTTCAGGCGTTGGATCTATACCAACTCTTTCAGCTGTACAGGCTACTGCTGGAGAAAGTTTCAGCTTTACACAGTCCTTTACTCAAGGCGATGCTATCACCACAACTGCTCCTAGTGTAGGTGCAGTACATGCTTATTCTAATCAAACAAGCACTGCGGTTGGTTCAGCTGGTTCTTTAGCTGGTACTATTGATTCAAGTTCAACAATCGGACTAACTGCTGGAGGCGGCGGTACTAGTGCTGTTGGACAATTTGTTAGTGAAATTAGTGTGAACTAATGATTAACGATTTCTTAGACAACCTTGCTGCACAGCAATACCTAAAAATGCACAATGAAAAACAACAAGAAGTATGCTCTGGTTGTGGTTGTGTCTGTCCTTGCGAATGTCCCGACTGCGATGTCTGTTCCTGTGGTGCCTAATTTCACACAGGGCTCGATGACTAGCCAGACGACCACTGAGAGCACAGTGACAGAAACTATTAATTCAATTGATTATCGTACAGGATGGGAATACTCAGTAACAGGTTCGGGCATAAAAAACAATGGAGCCGCATTGAATCCGCCCGTAACAACCTCAACAGTGACAGTGACACCTTCGTCAGCAACAACTTCAACAAACGGCACAACAATAACAGGAAGCGTAACAAGTTCCTACGACAGTTTGGATTTCTCAACAATGGATGCTTTTCAGTTGAACAATCCAGGCGAAGCGTTTCAGTTTACTCAAAGCTACAGTGGCCCTGGCATGACAAATCAAACAGTCATTCAAAGAGTAACAACCATAGAAAGCGTAACAAATACAACAAGTACCTTTACACAATAGCAACTGTAGGGTCTCTTCTATCACCAAATGTAGCATTAGCTGAAGGTGTAGGAGGAGTTAGTGCTACAGCAAATCCAATTGCAAACTCAAGTGGCTCAGTAACCAATCAGGCCATTCAGGTCCTACAAGGCCCTTATATAACTAACACTTATGGTAACGGAGTACAATGCCAAGGAAGTACTTTAAACGTTACTCCATACTTACAATTTTCAGATAGTAGAAAACATCCTTGGGAAGATTTTTATCAAGAGCCTCAATATAACCTAACAGATGTAGAAGGTAAAACAGTAGAACAAGTAATCACAGTTAAGAACTATCCTTGGGAGACATGGTATGATACCAGAACTAAGGATGATGGTACTAGATGGTTTGAAGATGGTGCTGATATGGAAATAACAGTTGATGTACCAGCTGGAGATGGTGTACCTGATGCTGTAGAAAACGGTCAACTTGAACCAATTTGGTATAAACCGATTAGAACAGATATGAGAGCAAATCAATCATTTAACGTTGGTGTTTCTGCAACTCTTTCTATACCATTGAACAAAAAATTAAGAGACTTGTGTGAACAGGCTGCACAAGCACAAAATGATTATCAGATTCAGTTGACATCTAACAAGCGATTAGACTTTGAGTTAGCTCGTCTTAAGAATTGTGGTGAACTCAAGAAAGCTGGCGTATTTTTCCATCCAGCATCGCCTTATCATAGTATATGTGCAGATGTCGTAGTAACAGCTCCTGGCGGAACTGTCATGCCTCATACTCATGATTTACCTAAACCAAATTGGGTAGATCCTACTTCTTCTTCTGAGGTTTTAAAGGAGGAAGACCTTTCTTCAAACGGTACTGGTTTGAAAGATATACAGATCGGGATAGTCGATCCGTAGGTTTTCCAAACTTCTTTTGAATCTTAGTCATACCTTGTTTAATTACAGGTTTAAAAACCCTTAGTAGTAAATCTGCTAGGGGTTTTGCTAGCAATGCAGAGGTTGTAGCAACAACAGCTATAGTTGCTGTAGTAGATACTGCTGGAACACTTGGTAACATTTTCTCTACAGTTCCAATGTCTTCCCATAAGGTCACACAAATCTTAGGCCCATTTGGATTATTTTTATCTATTTGTAATTCATATCCAGATACTTTTTCTGTCTGTGCAGTATTTGTATCTCCAATTCTCATTGAATTAGGTGGAGGACAATCTGGATCTTCTTGTTTTTCTTCTGGTGTTGGAGGAGGTTCTGGCGTTTCCAGACCACTTGTATCAGGTTCGACTGGAACACCTTCATCAATTTCTTCTTGTTCTTGATATACTGTTTGCCAAGTTAATTCTCTTGCATCATATTCTGGTGCAGTATAGTAAGGAGCTCCACCATCACATAAAGTGGTCTGTCCTTTTGGATCATCATTTACGAGTTGTTTATTTTTATTTCTATTGACTGCATTTTCTTTATGTACTGAAACACAGCCTGGTATATCTACAATTGGTTTACCAATATAAGTCGTAACTGGAACGACTGGTGGTATTGCTTGAGGAGGATTAGAAATCCACATCCGACTATCAGCCACAGTAATAGTATTGATACCAATCTGTCTGATTGGTATACCGTTAATTGTTATAATTGGGATACTAGTTTGTATCTGATTTATTTGATTAATCGGATCTGGCATGTGCTTGCTTGTGACCCTCCACAATTGCATCAACTATAATTTTTTTGAGTTGTCTGCTTTTCTTTCTTCCAAGACCTACACTTGCATCAATTTTTACTTTAACCCAATAAAGTCCAATAAGAACTAGGGTGAATGGAATTGCATCTGCCCATGAGATTTCATTCCATGCTTCTACTACGTTTAATACTGAGAAATAATCCATTATTTTTGAGGAATTTGATCTTTATAATTTTGAGGTTTTGGATTTCCTTTTACAGGGCCACTGTTGTCAGGCCATCCATTGACAAGTTGTTTGTAAATTTCTTCAGCAACAACTTGTCTGATTAGTTCTATTTGTGCATCTTGCCTCTTTTGAGGCCCACCAGTTTGTTGGTCGATGACATGATTGCCACCGACAAACGCACCAGTTCCTAGCACTGCGACTGCTGTACCAGTTGTGGTTATTTTCTGAATATCCATTTATTCTACTTCTTCAATACAGGCTTCATTTAAGTCTTGAGCCATATTGCCCGCAACTTCAGCACCTTTATTTCCACCAAACATTGCAACCCATCCAGCAGCAACCCATCCTACGAATGGTATTGAACTAAGAGTTGGTGCAGCAGCTGCTCCGACACTAGTTCCTACTAGACGACCAGTTCCTTCTGCTCCTCCGATTGCTTTGATACATTCTTCGGTTTTAGAACTAATTCCTTTTGATGCATTAGGATTTAATGTAGCTGGATCTTGCCATGATCTATGATTAGAGACTGGGCCTCCTTGATTGATCTGACCATCCATAAAGTATTCTTCTGTAACCTTAGTTGTATTGTTTGACAGTCCTAAGAACCCTCCTTTCTTCTTAATATCTTTAGTAATAAATGCAGTCTTTGGATCGTTTGCTGAATAGCTGATCTTATATCCATTTTCACTTGATGATATTACATAGGAAGTATATGGCCCTACAGGAGGTTGTATGACTGGAAATTTTGATTGTTGCTGTCTGGTTGCAAGTAGCCCTATCATTCCGACATGTGATATCCCAAAGATACCGCCAAGTCCTAGAGCAAACCATTTAGAAAAATTTATCTTTTTCTTTGGTTTTACTTCAGTACCAAACATTGCTTCTTCCTGATTCATTGTCCTAGACCGATATCAGGCATCATGCCTGGTGATGATTGTGGTGCAGTTGGTGATAAATCTGGAGCTCCTAAGTCTGGAGCAAGATCACGCATTGGAGATGTAGCTCCACTAAATCCACCAGTTCCTAAACCAATACTGCCGATTGCTTTTTGTTTGATGTCCTCTATGATGGCATCCTTTTGTGTATAAACATATATACCACCGCCAACAACGGCAAGAGATACAACGCTAGACGCAATAGCAAGTACATTGACAATTTTCTGCATAACGTTTATAATACATAACATAACTAATCTATATATACAATGAAAAAGAGTAAGCTAAAAGAAATTTTTACTAGGTTAAGAACCTGTATAGATGATCTTGAAGCAGAAATTTATTCTGATAAAGAATCCTACTTAAGACCTTATGTACATCCTTGGGATCAACATATGAGAGTAGGAGATAGTGATGATGATGATGGTTATCCCGATTAATTATGTGGTATATTATTTTTTGGACAGCAGTTACTATCCTTATCCTTAGAGAGATAGGGGTATTTAAAAAATGAATAAAATATGGAGAATATGGGCGAAGGCATTAGGTGACAAATCTGGTAAAGATGATAAAGAAGCAGATTACATTGCAATTATTAGAACCTTTATCTTTCTCCAATTAATAATCACCAACTGTTTTATTGTTGGTGGAAATATTCGGCACTGGAATGATCACCACATTCCACCCTCTTACACTATAAAAGAATAATGGACATGGAACAACCAGCGCTATCCTCACAAATGAGGATGGAACTAAGACAACTAATTAATGATGTTTTAGATGAAAGAGAAATGAAGAAAAAACTTGAAGGGCCTTATGATTTTCCCGAAGATGAAGATGATGGTTTGGATTATGAAGATGAATGGTTGTATAGAGGAACGTATTAAAATATACAGTTTGCATAAATAACTATGTCATGATATAATGACATTACGTTCAACCTCTTCGGAGGTCGCAAGTAAGCCGACTCGGAACGGATTCGTTCATCCGTCATCTGACGGACGCAAAAGCCGACTAAAGGAACGGGCCTTAAAATCCAACTACTTTAGGAGTAATCCAATGGCACAAGTCACATACCGTGGAGTTGTCTATGATACAGACAAGAAAAAATCCACAGAAAAAAAAGCCGCTGAATTAGTTTACAGAGGCATTAAGCATTCATAAATGCTTAGTCATACAAAGGGGTTTCGACCCCTTCTTTTTTTGTCTAAGTAAAAATACATAATTGCGATATGTTAAAATCCTGACGTATTTGTTGATACCAACATATAAATAATTTCAGAGTTGGGGCTTAGCAAGATGCACCAAAAACTCTATATTATGTAAACCTTAGTGCGGAGGTAAAGATGCACAATATCATTTCACATAACAAACTGGCATCATGGAATCATAACGACAACCGTTATGCCTATTCAAAAGAAAATAAACTACTAGATGATTACTATGAGTGCCTTGTTGAGTGTGTGGGTGATCAACCAAGCTGTAAACGAATATGTAAGGAGCTACTGATGTAAGAAATTTTACATTTCTTGGGAGGGGATAAAACCCCTCCTTTTTTTATGTGTTGATTTGTGTGTGAAATTAGACAAGTTGTATAGTTTATGATATACTAAAAGCAAAAGACCTTATAAAATAGTATGTTAAAAACGAACGCTATGAAAATCTTTCTTGATTCAGCAGATACTAAAGTTTTACATGATGGATATCTAACTGGTCTTATAGACGGCATCACAACGAATCCCACACTCATAAGAAAGAGTGGTAGAGATCCAGAAGCGGTTTATCAAGAACTCAAAGATATTGGATATTCAGATATTAGTATGGAAGTCGTGGGAGATGGTGATGATATGTATGAAGAAGGCACAAGACTCTATTCTAAATTTGGAGATTGTGCAACAATTAAAGTTCCCTGTACACCTGATGGATTATATGCTTGTAGAAAATTAGCAAGAAAATTAATTAGAGTTAATGTAACTCTTATCTTCTCACCATCACAAGCAATACTTGCTGCAAAAGCTGGTGCTAAATATGTTTCACCTTTTGTTGGTAGAGTTGATGACAATTCATTTGGTGGTTTATGCCTTGTAAAAGATATATCAAATGTTTATATGAAACAAGGTTGGTATGACACAGAGATTCTTGCTGCATCTATTCGTAACGTAAGAGATGTAAGTAGAGCATTTGAGTATGGTGCAAATATTTGTACAATACCTCCTACAGTATTTCATAAGATGTATAATCATGTTCTTACAGATCAAGGACTAGCATTATTTGATGAAGATTTTAAAATTACACAAAAAATGATTGGAGGATAATATGACAGAATTACTAATTCTTTTTGCTACAATGTTAGCAGTTAGTTATGGAATTAAAAAGTGGAGGCACATTTGATAAGAATTTTTGTTATATTAACTTTGGTATGGGGAGTTTTAATCGGATTACCAAAATTTGCTAGTGCAAATCATTTACCTGTGATGTATGTTCAAGTGCCACAGTGGGCAGATGATTGGGCAGTTTGTGCTGTAGATATACCTGATGCAAAGTGTCATTGGTATGTCGTAGCACCTGACAATACATTTGGAGAAGGATTTGATTGGGAGACTGCTCCTTGGTTTGATGCAAATGGATTAAATGATATAGCGCCAATGCAAGAAACAACTGTATTACAAAAATTACAAAATCATGAGTGACAATGAACAACTGCTAAGAATTATAGCAGATAATTTACATGGAAAATTAGAAAAGAGAACAGGAGCTGATTCTGTTGGTAATGAATGGAAACAATATATAATTACCTATGACCAAAAAAATAAGCTTGACAAAGCTACATAGATAATCTATAATAAAAACAGTATTGCAATAAACATGAATATACAGGTAGTGCAGCTAGTTACAGGAGATCATGTGCTTGCTGACATAGAACAACTTGACGAAGAACCAAATTGTTATCTCAAAGATGCTTATCTTATTAAAGAAGATGGTACACTTGTAGAGTGGCCTTTGTATTCTTCTGAGAGAGGAGCTTTGATATACTCAAATCGTATCGTAACAATTTCAGAACCAGACGCCGAGATCGTAAAACAGATTCCTTCATGAATTTTTATACAAACGTACAGCTCGTAGGAAACACGATTCTATATCGTGGATATGAGGGTGGAGAGAAAGTGACTCATCGAGATTCATTTTCTCCTACTCTTTTTGTTTCTTCTAAAAAGAAAACCAAGTACACAACGCTTGATGGTAAATGTGTAAAACCAATCAAGTTTGACTCAGTTCGTGATGCTCGTGACTTTGCAAAAAAGTATGAGGATATTGATGAGTTTGAAGTTCTAGGATATGAAAGATTTTTGTATCAATATATCTCAGACAAGTTTCCACAAGATGAGCTTAAATTTGATATGTCTATGATGAATATTATTTCATTGGACATTGAGGTTCAATCTGAAAATGGATTTCCTGATGTAGAATCTGCTGCAGAAAAAGTTCTTTGTATTACAATTAAAGACTTTAATACAAAACAACTAATTACATGGGGTGTTCGTGAGTATGACAACAAGCGTGATGATGTCAAATTTATCTTATGTGAAGATGAACATTATCTTTTATTGAAGTTCTTACAATATTGGGTTGAGAATACACCTGATGTAATTACAGGATGGAATGTTTATTTGTATGATATTCCATATCTTGCTAGACGTATTGACAGAGTTCTAAGTGAAAAACATAAGAAGTCTTTATCGCCTTGGAATCTGATTCAAGAAAAAGAAATCTATATTCAAGGTAGAAAGAATCTTGCTTATGATCTTGCTGGTGTTTCTTGTCTTGATTACCTTGATCTATATCGTAAGTTTACATATACAAATCAAGAATCATACAGACTAGATCATATTGCTATGATCGAACTTGGAGAGAAAAAACTAGATCACAGTGAGTTTGAAAACTTCAGTGATTTCTATACAAAAAACTGGCAGAAGTTTATTGACTATAATATTCATGACGTTGAACTTGTAGATAGTCTTGAAGACAAGATGAGATTGATTGAATTATGTTTGACAATGGCATATGATGCTAGACAAAACTATGAGGATGTATATTCTCAGGTTAAAACATGGGATAATATTATATTCAATTTTCTTCGGAAAAGAGATATTGTAGTTCCACAAAAAACATCACACAAAAAGGAAAGAGCTTATGCAGGGGCCTATGTTAAAGAACCGAAGCCTGGACGCTATGATTGGGTTGTGTCTTTCGATCTCAACTCTCTGTACCCTCATCTTATTATGCAGTATAATATCTCCCCAGAGACACTCAGGGAAGCTAGACATCCCACTGCGAATGTTGAAGGGATCTTAAATCAAAAAGTTGAGATTGATGGGAAGTATGCTGTATGTGCCAACGGTGCTCAGTATCGTAAAGATATCAAAGGATTTCTTCCTAAACTAATGTCTGATATGTACAATGATCGTGTCATCTACAAAAAGAAAATGCTTACCGCAAAGCAACAGTACGAGAAGACTCCTACTAAAGCTTTGGAAAAAGAAATCGCTAGATGTAACAACATTCAAATGGCAAAGAAGATTTCTCTTAACTCTGCTTATGGTGCTATTGGTAACGAATATTTCCGTTACTTCAAACTAGCAAATGCTGAAGCGATTACTCTATCTGGTCAAGTTTCGATTCGATGGATAGAGAATCGCATGAACAAATATTTAAACAAAATTTTAAAAACGGAGAATGAAGATTATGTCATTGCTAGTGATACTGATTCCATCTACCTTAATCTGGGTCCTTTGGTTGAAACTGTATACAAAGGGAGAGAGGCGACTAATGAAAAGATTGTTTCTTTCCTCGATAAGGTGTGTGATGTGGAATTGGAAAAATATATTTCGAGTTCTTACCAAACGTTGGCGGACTATGTAGGTGCTTATGATCAAAAGATGTTCATGAAACGTGAGAACATTGCTGATCGTGGTATCTGGACTGCCAAGAAAAGATATATTCTCAACGTGTGGGATAGTGAAGGTGTCAGATATGAACAACCGAAGATGAAAATCATGGGTCTTGAAACTGCACGTTCATCAACACCAGCATATTATCGTGATAAACTCAAGAAAGCTTTCAAGATTATTATTGACAAATCGAATGATGATCTGATATCATTTATTGAGAATGTCAAAAAAGAAACAAAAGAAATGGAGATTGCTGACATCTCATTTCCAAGAGGATTGAATGGATTGGGTAAATACAAATCTAGTTCTGATATGTATGCAAAAGGAACTCCGATTCATGTTCGAGGGGCAATCTTATACAATCATCATGTGAAGAGATTGAAACTTACACATAAGTATCCTTACATACAGGAAGGAGAAAAGATTAAATTTGTTTATTTGAAGAAACCAAATCCGATAGGAGAAAATGTTATTGCATATCTTCAAACTTTGCCAAAAGAATTTAATCTACAAAAATACATTGATTACAATTTACAATTTGAAAAAAGTTTTTTAGAACCATTGAAGAATGTTGTTGAAACAATTGGATGGATGGTTGAAAAGAAAGGCACACTTGAATCATTTTTCGTATAGGAGGTTATTATGTCATTTGTAAAAACAGTTATTAAAGAAATCGACAATGAGTTTGCTTCAATAGCAGACGAAGGTATAGCAGCAGGAGATTGTAATTCTTTTGTTGATACTGGTTCTTATATTTTTAACGCTTTAGTTAGTGGTAGTATTAAAGGTGGTTTACCTTCTAATAAGATTACAGCGTTAGCAGGAGAATCATCTACAGGTAAAACATTTTTTGCTTTATCAATTGTCAAAAATTTTCTAATACAAAATCCAAAAGGAGAAGTAATATATTTTGAATCTGAATCAGCGATCACAAAAGATATGTTGAGTGAACGTGGTATTGATGTCAAACGTCTTGGTTTAGTTCCTGTAACTACAGTACAAGAATTTAGAACACAAGCAATCAAAATTGTAGATGAATATACAAAACTTAAATTGGAAGATCGACCACCATTAATGTTTGTATTAGATTCTCTTGGAATGTTATCTACTACAAAGGAAGTTGAAGATGCTTCAGCTGGTAAAGAGACTAGAGATATGACAAGAGCTCAGATAGTCAAATCAATTTTTAGAATTTTATCTCTTAAATTAGGTCAAGCACAGATTCCTCTAATTGTCACAAACCATACATATGATGTAGTGGGGTCATACATGCCAACCAAAGAAATGGGTGGTGGATCAGGACTAAAGTATGCTGCATCGACTATAATATATCTCAGTAAGTCAAAAGAAAAAGATGGTACTGAGGTAGTTGGAAATATTATAAAATGTAAAACATTCAAATCTAGATTTACAAAAGAAAACTCACAGGTTGCTACTAGATTATTCTATGATGAAAGAGGATTAGATCCTTATTATGGACTTCTAGAGTTAGGTGAGAAGTATGGAGTGTTTACAAAAACTGGAAATCGTTATAATATGGGTGAGAAAAAAGTTTACCCTAAAGAAGTGCTAAAGAACCCAGAAGTTTATTTCACACCAGAAGTTATGCAGGCTTTGGATGAGTGTGCTAAAAAAGAATTTAGTTACGGATCATTTGTATGAAAATAGAAACTAAAATATTATCTCATCTTGTATATGATGAGAAGTATCTCAGAAAAGTTTTGCCTTTTATCAAAGATGTTTACTTTGAAGTCTTAACTGAGAAAATTATTTTTCAAGAGATACAACAGTACATGAATAACTATGATGGTTTACCATCAGCAAATATATTACAAATAGAAGTAGAAAAAAGAAAGGATATATCAGAGGAAATATTTAAAGAAGCAGTCGATCTCATACAAAGCTTTCGAGAAGAAAAAGTTGATCAAGAATGGTTGTTAGATACAACCGAAAAGTGGTGTAAAGAAAGAGCAATTTATCTTGCACTTATGGAAAGTGTAAAACTTGCAGACGGTAGAGATAAGACAAAAAATCGTGAAGCAATTCCTTCTATTCTTTCGGAAGCATTAGGAGTATCTTTCGATGATCACATCGGTCACGACTATCTACAGGATGCTGAAGAACGATTTGAGTTCTATCACAAGAAAGAAGACAAGATTCCATTTGATTTGGATCTCTTTAACAAGATTACAAAAGGCGGTCTTCCTAACAAGACTCTCAATGTTGCTCTTGCAGGCACTGGTGTGGGTAAGTCTTTGTTTATGTGCCATTGTGCTAGCTCATGTTTGTCTCAAGGTAAAAATGTTTTGTACATTACTCTGGAGATGGCGGAAGAAAAGATAGCAGAAAGAATTGACGCCAATCTCTTGGGAATAAACATCAAAGAACTTGCCGACATACCAAAATCATTATTTGAAACTAAGATTGGAAAAGTTGCAAAGAAAACACAGGGTACTTTGATCATCAAAGAATATCCTACAGCATCAGCACATGCTGGACATTTCAAAAGTTTGTTGAGTGAGTTGTCAATCAAAAAAGGATTTGCACCAGATATTATATTTGTAGATTATCTAAACATCTGTTCATCATCTCGTTACAAAGGAACCATTGTCAATTCTTATACGTTCGTTAAAGCGATTGCAGAAGAACTTCGTGGTCTTGCTGTCGAAGCAAATCTCCCGATTGTTAGTGCTACTCAAACTACTCGTTCTGGTTATGGGTCTACTGATATTGATCTTACTGACACATCAGAATCTTTCGGACTCCCTGCTACTGCTGACCTTATGTTCGCTCTCATATCTACTGAGGAGTTGGAAGATATGAATCAAATTATGGTCAAACAATTAAAGAACAGATATAATGATCCTACAATGAACAAAAGATTTGTTATAGGTATTGACAGAGCTAGAATGAGATTGTATAATGTAGAGGTTAGCGCTCAGGGTAATATTCTTGACTCTGGACAAGATAATGATTTAGCTGAATCTCTTGACAAGAAGATCAGAAGTTTTGAAGGATTTAAAGTATGATTGATTTCCGAAAGTATACAAAGTTTGTTAATGCTGTAACATCAAATGAAAGTAAGTACGGTGGACATTTTAAAGACCGTATAAGAGAATTGGATTCTAAAGACTTCTCTTCACACAGAGCATTAACTGCTGCATTAGGACTATCTGCTGAGTCAGGTGAGTTCACAGAAATAGTAAAGAAGATAGTTTTCCAAGGTAAACCAGTTAACCAAGAAAATCTATTTCATATGAAACGTGAACTGGGTGATA